AAATAACAGGAAGGCACAAATGACAAGTGCTTATGGAAAGACTAAAAGATTTAATTGCTAAAAACTACGAGAACAACAAAGTAGAGAATAGCAACAAAATTCTAAACAAAGCTAGAAAAGAAGTTGAGATTAATGGCAACGGAACTACTGGTTATAAATTAAAATCAGGTAGAGTCTTAAAACACATTATGATTCCAACTAAAAATTTATGAATATAGATATTAAATGGATTATAGGTGTCTTAGGGCAATTATTATTGGTCTGACTTCTTGGGTTCTTATTAGTGTAGTGGAACTTAAACAATCTACTGGCACGATAAAAGGGGAGTTATTTCAAGTTGATAAAAACATAGGTAGAATTTATAACTATATAAACGAATCAAAATAAAATGGTGTCAGGAAATGTTGCCAAAAAAAGAAAAACAAATATAATAACTATTAAATGATTAAAAAACTAAAACTTATTATCTGCAAACTATTCAATATTAAAATGTGCAAATGTGAAAGACCCACTCCACAAAATCCTAACAAAAAATTTAACCCTTTTCACTTCATGCTATAATGGCGAAAAAAGGAAATATATATGGTGCAGTTATTACCTATACCAAGAGATACAAAGGAACTTCTATTGGGACTAATCCTATTACCTCTACACTTAATAAAAGTAAGAGAAAAGGTAGATCAAGAAAACAAATAAAGGACTCGGCTAAACGAGGTCAAGGCAGACCTAGATAATTGACATTACGGTAAAATACTACTATTAGAACCCTATGGCTAAACAATCATCTACAGAAGTTAAACTGCAATTCATTTGTGAAAAAATTTCCAAATTAGAAAAAGGACAAGATGAATTATTTTCTCAGATCAACAGAGGCAAAGGCGGAATTTTTGTTGTTTTGGTTATAGCTGGTTTAGTTAGTGGGTTTTATAATTATTTTAAATAATGAATGAACATAAACGGATATTAATTATATCTGATTTGCATATACCATACCACCGCAAGGATAGCTTTGCTTTTCTTAAAGAAATTAAAAAACAATTTAAGCCTACTAGAATCATAAATATTGGAGATGAGATTGACTGTCATGCTCTTAGCTTCCACGATACCAACCCTGATCTTCCTTCTGCTGGACATGAACTATCTTTATCTAAAGAATACATAAAAGAACTAGAAGCAATATTTCCTGAAATGACTTTGCTTGACTCAAATCATTCTAGTTTGATTTATAGAAAAGGAATTAAGCATGGAATACCAAGAGGATTTTTAAGAAGTTATAATGAATTTTTAAATGTTAAGAAATGGAACTGGGTAAATGATTTAACTATTACTTTGCCAAATAAACAAAGATGTTTTTTTACTCATGGAATTTCAGCAGATGTTGCTCGTGTTTCTCAGATACAATCTATGAATACTGTTCAAGGTCATTTTCACTCAAAGTTCAAGATTGAATACTGGGCCAACAGTGATGCTCTTATGTGGGGAATGCAAGTAGGTTGTATGATAGAGCAGACCAATATGGCATTTCATTACGCAAAGAATTTTAAGACGAAATTTATTATGGGTTGTGGTATGATAATTGATTCACAGCCTAAGTTACTTCCTATGGTCTTAGATAATAAGGGTAAATGGATTGGTAAATTAGTATAATGAAACTATCAGCTAACTTTTCATTAGACGAATTAACTAAAAGTCAAACAGCTTCTAGGAAGGGAATACCTAACAATCCTAAGTCTAGCCAAATAGATAGTTTAAAATCTTTATGCACTAATGTATTACAACCGATTCGTTCTCATTTTGGAAAGCCAGTAACTATTTCATCAGGATTTAGATCGGGAGAACTTTGCGTTGCTATAGGTTCAAAGATTACAAGCCAACACACTCAAGGACAGGCCGTAGATTTTGAGATAATAGGAATGGACAACAAAGAACTAGCTGACTGGATTATTTCTAATATTGACTCTTATGACCAACTAATCTTAGAATATTACGAAGGTGGTAATAGTGGTTGGATTCATATTTCTTATGTCAATGAAAAAAAGAATAGAAAAATTAATCTAAAAGCAGTTAGAGATGAAGATACTCAGAAAACAACTTACATACCTTATTGATGACAAACCCAGCTTTATTTAAAAATATATTTGAATCTCCTAAAGATACACAGGTGGGTGGTTCGCATTATAAAGACCAAAAGATTCAGGTGTCAGATTACATCTATGAAAACAACTTGAATTGGTATCAAGGCAATGCTATCAAATATATTAGTAGGTATAATAGAAAAAACAGCGATACTTCTATGCAAATCCAAGATTTAAAAAAGGCTGTTCACTACATACAACTACTAATTGAGAAAATAGAGAAAAACTGATTTTAAGGCATTATAAGCTACATCTTGTAATAAATAAGTAAAATGTTGGCAAGGCACATTACAATTAAAATTTAGGGGGTTTTTGAGCGATTAAACACCCTTTAAGAACAAAGATAGAACGGAGTTTGTATATGTGGTGGAATTTAGTAGGAATGGCAGTAAAGACTGGTGCTGAAGTCTATAAGAATAGGCAAGACTCAAAAGCATTAGAATCTCAGGCACAAAAACTACACTATCAACGAATGGCTAAAGGAGAGATTGAGTATCAAGGTAAAATAATGGATACCAACGCAAACTCATGGAAAGACGAATTCGTTTTAATTTTAATATCAATTCCTATATTACTTTTGGGGTGGTCGGTATTCTCAGATGATGAACAAATTAAAGTTAAGCTGGATACATTTTTTACTTACTTTGGTAATTTACCTTTATGGTATCAGGCGTTATTTGTTGGAGTCGTTTCAGCAATCTACGGACTCAAAGGTGCAGACATCTTTAAAAGAAAATAAAATGGATTATGTATTAAGCACAATCATCATTAGCTATCGTTGTAAAAAGACTGGAGAGCCAAAACATAGCTGGACAAAAGTAGAGGATATGGCTGACAATCTTTTTAATACTCGTCATGTAGTATCTTTAGTTGGTAGCACAGATAAGTATGATGTTTTAAATATAGAGTATGAATTAGAGCCTTGTAATTTTACGGACTTTGATTCTGAGGTTTCTAATATTTTGCATTAATGTTTGGTATAAACATCTTTTTCTTCTTCTTCCACACAATTATCAATTATAGAATTAACACCAATATTATAAATTACTTCATCTAAAAATTCACTGGTTGCATATCTTAATTGTTTTTCACTTTTTATTTTTTTTAAGTCTTTTAATCTTTCTGCTACATAAAAAAGACATACTGTATTAGGTTGTTTTTTTTCCATTTTGTTTCCTTTTGTTGTGGGGGTTTCCCCCCGTTTAAGTTATGCTACTTCCTTATTCATTTGAAACAATAGATCGGAAACATTTTTTACTTCATAAAAAACATTAGCATCTAATCTATGTTCTTGTTGCTCTTCATTAACAGGTGTTGAAAAAGTATAAATTTCAATATCTTCTCCGCCACTTTCTTTTCTAAGGTCAGTATGAAATTCGCTATAATCCAAAATACCTTTATCAACAATAGAACCAAAAACACCCTTAGCTTCATTCTGATTCATGTTAATTTTTTTTAAATCAATCCATTCAAAAGAATGAGCATCTGTTCCATCATTTCTATCTATCAAGTGTTGAACTAATGTAGTTTCTTTTTCAGTTAATGTTATCATTTTTTTTTCTCCTTTTTTGTTTTTCATTACCCTATTTATATATATTTTATATATATATACAATAGTTAAATAATGGCTATTTATATGGCTTATAGAGGAATAACAAAGTATTTATTGCCTTCATGGTACGAATCAAGCTTAGATTTTGGCAATAGTTCCATTAGCTGGGAGATAGTTTTAATAATCATTTTATCGTTAAAGCAAAAGCATATGTAATAGGGTGTATATTTAACATCACACATTACAGCTTCCCAAGCACAATACTTTTTTAAATCTCGTATCTTGATTTTATTACTCGCTTTAATTTCTGCATAGAACTGTTTATCATTTCCGTAACAAAAGTAGTCAGGTTGTGCGATCATAATTCCCAGCTTACCCCAATGCGGTATTGGACTTTCAAACAAGTTTTCATCTGCATTGAGTAGTAACTTTTTAAAAGAAAGTTTTTTACTTCTACAGTAATCTTCAAACCTTTTTTCAGCAAATCTTGGGTCATAGTTTTTAACTCGTTCATGGTAACTCTCCTTGTTTAAAGTTCCCTTACTAAATATCTTTTTTTCCATAATCCTTTACACTATAGGTTCTGATTTGTTGTTGTAAATATTTAACTCTTAATTCTAGTATTTCTTTTTGTTCTTTAAGAATTAAAACCTCATTAGTCAGTTCTTCAATGACTCGTTCCAAATCAAGTTCTCCCCTATCGTCTATTTGTTTATGTGTCTTTGTGTTGCTATCCATGATCTCATATATTCTAAAGTTGCTAATAAGTTTGCATAGTTTGATTTTTTTTTACTGTATTTTCTTTCACTTTCAATAGCACCATCTACTAAGACTTTATAATTATTATCTGCAATGGCATGAGATTTGGCTTCTGCCATACTACAGTTCTTTTCCATTTTAGAAGCTAAAGTTAATTGTTCTAAAGAAATTTTTTTATGTTCTTCTATTCTACGATAATCGTATTGGGCATCTGCCACTGCATCACTAGCAGTATCAAGTTCTTGTTTTATTTCTTCAGGGGTTTTTAGAGTAAAGTGTTCCATATGCCTTCTCCTTGTTTTACTGGTTATGTTAAGAACTAACTTAAGCTGTTAATTCTTCTTGAACTCTTATTCTTTTAAAGCTTAATCTTCGTGCTTCTTCAAGATACTTCCTAGCTTTCGCTTGAAAGTTAAGACCAAGTTGATATTTTCTATATTCAATATCACGAAGTCTTTGGAGTTCTTTCTGACTTACTGTCATTGGTTTTCTCCTTTGTTATTAAAGTTCTCTCTTTTTTGAGATTACTTATTTTAACTTCTTTGAATGTACCTTCCAATCCACTCAAAGCTTTTTCTTCTGATTCATGTTCTGAAATATATTCAAAAAAACAAGAACCTATTACCTTCTTAATTACAGTCATTATATTATTTTTGTATTCTTTGCAATAGTTGGAAACCCCAGCTAAAAACCAAGTCATGAAAAACGAAAGGGAACTTGGGAAAAAAAGCTGGGGTTAAATTCATATTAAAATTCAGATTCAAATATAGTTTTCATTTCTTTTATGAAATTTTGTATACTTACTTTATCTGCTTTTAATTGGTTAGATTCAAGTGCTGATTTTGTCATAGCTATTGAAAAGATTTGCATTGATTTCTTATCAACTGTTTTAGACATATTTGCACCATAATTAAAGTTAGTAGTAGGGTTCTTATCTACAACTCCATTTGAACCGAACGGGTCTGGCTCAAAATTATTTAAGTCATCATCAGGTAAAGGTATATCATCTGTTGGTGCTGTACCATCTTGAGGCATTACCTGAATCATAGGCATCTTAGTAGCAGAATTGCTAAGAATAAATTTTTTACCAGTCTTTTTGCTGATATCATATTCTATAGAAATAGAATCTCCTTGCTTAACTTCAATATCAAGATTTGTATAACAGACAAATTCTTCATCTCCCATCATTACCTTCCATGACGGATATTTAGATGGCTGATTTTGGTAGGTTCTATTGTCAAAACAATTACTGATTATTCCTGTTTTATT